TTTGGGGAATCTATCCTGAAGATTTAAGGTGTTATATTTACTTGGATGAAGTCGATTTTCCGTCCTTCGGGAGGGAAGCTGATACGGCAATTAAGAGTGGTACGAAGAAATACTCCATCGAACTAGGATAAGGAGGTAACTCAGATGGGTAAGAGTTTACACAATGATACTTTTGATGCGATGCTAAACTACATCGCTAACAATGGCGACAAGCTGTGTGTGTGCTCCGCGGAGCCTACGACTTACACCCAAGCCGTCACGACCTATGAGTTAGCAGACGTTACGCTAACGAAGGGTGCCGGGAATGGTGACTACACAATCGGAGATGGGGATGTGAGTGGGCGTAAGCTGGCTGTGGCCGAACAGGCAAACATTGATGTAGATGTGGCTGGTACAGCTACTCATATTGCTATAGTGGACGTCAGCAATACGAAACTTTTGCTGGTGACTACCTGCGTATCCCAGGCTGTGAGTGCTGGAGGTAAGGTAACCATTCAGACTTTTGACTGTGAAGTGGGCGATCCTACATAAGGAGACCTAAAGTGATTGAAGAGACTGTGTTTCTGACTAGGGGAAATAGCATAGATTTACTCATGATAGCTGACGGTCAGCCTGAAGCGATCCAGAGTACAACCCGCGTCGTATTGAAATGCGAGAATGAGGATAGTGGGGCGGTTACGACGTTGGATTCTAGTACATCGCCTTCCTACTTTGATTGGGCAAGTAGGGGAGCTGATGGGTATTTGATCCTGAAGTTAGGGGCCTCTTCTCTCACAGTCGGCACTTACACAGTCAAATGTTTCGTCTATAACAGTAATGTGCCCGAAGGACTTTATTGGGGCATATTTAGACTCTTTGTGAGAAATGTAGGTTAATCGAACGGAGGAGAAATGCCACCTGCTGATCCGACAACTATAGGGATAGTTGACTGGAATGCTGTAATAGGCCTGATCAAAGTCCTAAATCAGGCCTTTGGACCGTATCTAACCACTGTGATTATTATTGGCTACTTCGTTTGGGCTGATAAGAAGAAGAATGCCAAGGTGGAACAGATCACCTGCCCGGACCATTTAGGGGTGGTGGAAAAAGTTACAAAGCTGGGAACTGTCATCGAAAATTTACTTACCAGGCTGGAAGAGGGAGATGAGCTTTTTAAGAAGCATACGGAAACTATTGCCAATATGACTACCAACGTAGCTGTGGCATTGAAGGAGATCGAACAACTGGGCATCCGTATGAAAGAGTTGCGGGAGGAAATGAAGTGAGACTGATTTCCTACCTGCTTAGGTGGCAACTTAGCACTCCCGTTCTATGCTTCTGTGTGGCAGAGATGCTCAACTTTGGATGTAATGTGCTAGAGGCTACCATAGTGGCCAATTTGGTAGGTGGTTTGCTCTTCTTTAAAGTTGACGAGGTGATTTTTATGAATCTGAAAACTGTCAAGAGGGTTGCTTTCAAGTATATCCTCAACAACGCAATGGCTATAGATTGCTTGTGTAACGCTCTCGCAGGAGGGGATGCTCAAGAGTTTGTGAGTTCTCGCTTAGGTAAGCTGCAAAAGAAATACAATGGTAAGCTTCCTACGTGGCGAGTCTTGTCTAGGTTCCTCATTTGGGGACTTGATAAGATTGACAAAGATCATTGTCTCGAAGCGATTCAGCCTGACGAAGGAGCAGATGCCCTGTTGGATCGCGAAGAGAAATGGAACGGTGTAGAGCGGAGGCAAGTGTCTAGATGATAGATGGAGTTAGCAAAGCTCAGCTGAGTCAGTATATGGAACAGTGCTATGGTAGCATGGAGTTCCATTGCCGATTCCTCTTCCCCGAACGCTTTAACATCCCTTTCTCGTGGATGCATAAGAAAGTATTCGAAGCGTTGGAGGATGACAGAATCCAAAAACTCGTTATAGCCGCCAACCGGGGATTTGGTAAGACGAGCTGTCTACAGCTGGGCTTTGCCTCCAAAAGAATACTGTTTGGAGATTCGAAGTTTATCTTTCCTATCTCCTGTACGAATACGCAAGCCGAGATGCATTCGGAAAACTTGAAGAATGAGCTTGTGGGTAACAGTATGATTAATGCCATCTTCGGGCCCCAGAAGAGTAGCAACTGGAGTAAGGAGATGTGGACTACACGAGGCGGTATAAGGGTTATCCCACGGGGTGCGGGACAGCAAATTCGTGGTATGCTACATGGCAATGAGCGTCCAGACTTGCTTATGTGTGACGACTTAGAGGATGCTGAGAGTGTACGAAGTGAGGAACAACGTAAGAAGATGAAAGATTGGTTCTTCGCAGATGTACTGAATGCAGTTCAGAGAGCACATAGTAAGTGGAGAGTCATAGTAGTAGGTACGGTACTACATGAAGATAGCCTTTTGAGTAATTTGCTGGAAGACCCTAACTGGCATGCAATCAGGTTGGAGCTCTTTGACGATAATGATCGAAGTAATTGGCCTGAGTTCATGGACGACAGTGCAATTCGTCTCCTGATTGAGGGCTTCAGGAAGTCCAATCAGCTGGATACTCTCTATAGAGAGTACCGAAATCTTCCAATCTCGACGGAAAGTGCTAAGTTTAGGAAGGAATACTTCAAGTACTACGAGGAAGGGGATATCAGGCGGAGTCGGGAAGTGGAAAGTGTGGTGCTATGTGACCCTGCTAAGACCTTAAATCCGGATAGTGCCGAGACTGCGATCGTGGGAGTGGGTGTAAATCCTATGAAACGTAGTATTTACTTCCGCGACTGTGTGGCAGATAAGTTGTTACCCGATCAGATTTACGAGCGGGCCTTCAATATGGGTACAGCATTAGGCGCGCAGGTGCTTGGTTACGAAGTAACCTCATTGAATGAGTTCATCTCATATCCCTTGAAGAATGCTATGTTAGCTAAGAAGCTTAACTTTGAACTTGTAGAGCTCCATGCACGAGGCAAAAAGGAGGAAAGAATTGCAGCTCTGGTTCCCTTCTACCGACAAGGTCAAGTGTACCACAACAAGAGCTGTTGCTCAGGACTCGAAGCTCAACTACTTAGCTACCCAAGAAGTAAGCGATTTGATATTATGGACGCGTTCGCATACATCGTTCCTATGCTCGATGTCGGTGGTCGTTTCTTCTATGCAGCAGACGAGCCTAATCAGGGAGAAGAAGAAGAGCTTCGAAGAATGGAAGCTGAGGATGAGATGGATGATTATGAGGAAGAAGAAGTTTATGAAGAGCTTGAAAAGTATAGCGAAAGGCCACTTGATGGTTGGAGGAGATGCTAATGAGTGAGAAGCAATACTATGTGGGAAGTCAAGGGCCATATCTCTATGATGATAGCGACAAGCATGATGATGGTAGCAATGTCTGTGCCTTCAAGACCAATGGAAGGATACAAAGTACTAGCACGGATGATCCGGGAGATAATGACTTAATAACCAAGGCTCAAGTTGGAAATGTAATTGCAGGAGCCCTCAGAGCTATACAAGTAGCTAATATATCCAATCCAGTAGCTGAGCTTGCTTCGTTAAGTATGGAAAATTCCGGGGCCTTACTGCTTGTCTATCAGACAGCGAATAATGCTATAGATCAAGCCACTTTATACTTCTGGGATGTATCTGCTTCTGCTGTTACTCCTCCTTATGTGGTACAGGGAAATGGAGGTAGATGGATTGCACTTTGTGGAACGTTCTGTGGAATTCCTTATGTGAATAAGAATAGCTGGATGGATGTTTACCAAATTGGTGCGAGGGCAATGTTCGTAGGTACAAACCCTGATCCAGCTAGAGTTCCTGTAATCTATGGAGGTATGTGGTCTGAGGCTGGTTATTGGGTAGGACCGAATAGAGTAATTGGTCAGCAGCAGGGGAAGATACCTAGACCTCCCCAAGCTGATACTTCTCTGTCACCTGCATTACTACAGGCTAATTCTGCTAAAGTAACAGATGTAGAGGCTTTAGCTAACATTGTTAATAGTATAAGAGGTACTGTAATCTCTATCTTACATGCTTTGGAATCTCATGGGCTAATAGCTGGATAGTCAACTGTCATCAAAAATTCATTTATGAGTGGGAGCAAATAGATGCCTCTCGTATACGATCCAACAGGTAGATCAAATAACATACTGCAGATTAAGAGTAAGAATCTTTCCGAAGCCAATTATGGCTATAGGTACCCTAAGGGGATCAACCTGAAGCCTGGAAGTGAGACTCACAACAGGATCATATCTATGGTCAATCAGAGGGTGCTTGATTCTTATAGCCACATGAGCACAAGGCATAAGACTTGGAAGGCCATAGATAAGAATCTTACTGCATATGTAGCACTGGATGATAAGGAGAAGGCGGTAAAGGACTATGACAGCCGAAGGCCGGTTCGTGTTATAGTGCCTCAATCCTATGCAACTCTCGAGACTCTGCTTGCTTACTGGGTTACTGCTTACTTAGATAACCCTATCTTTAGATATGAGGGGCGAGGGCCTGAGGATGAAGTTGGTTCTATACTTATGGAACTTGCAATCGCTTATCAGACACAAATGGCTAAGATGGGCTTATCTCTATACTATCAAGCGAGGGATGCCTATACTTATGGCTTTGGAGCTAGCCATCCTCGTTGGATACGCAAGACGGGCTATCGTAGAGTAGAAGAAGAGCAAGGATTTTTCTCTCAGCTATTTCAGGGATGGAGGAAAGTAGGAAATATGAAGAAGCGAGTTCCTGCTCTACTTTATGAGGGGAATGAGCTTATGAATATCGATCCCTATTGTTACCTTCCGGATCCTGGTGCTCCTATTGATAATCCACAGGCGGGAGCCTTTGTAGGTTGGGTACGTAGAACGAATGTCATGACTTTACTCAGTGAGGAGCAAAACTCAGATACTCACTTCAATGCTCAATATCTCCAGCATGTAGATGCTAGAAGCAGTCTAGTGGAGCGACTGGATATGAGCGGAAGGGAGGCACGCTTTGGTACTACAACCGGAATCGACTATACCACTACAAGTGTACCAGCTGACGTGGTTTATATGTATATTAACATTATCCCTAGGGATATGGGTCTTGGCTCTAGTCCTTATCCTGAAAAGTGGTACTTTGAAATTGGTGGAGATTGTGTGGTACTGGCAGCTGCCCCGGAGAACTTGGATCACTGTATGTTCCCTGTGGGAGTTATTAGTCCTAGTGCTGACGGTTATAGTACGGCGCCTGTCAGCAAACTTGAGGTGGTAAGTGGACTACAAGAAGTGCTAGACTTTCTGTATACTAGTCATATCAAGAACGTGCGTAAGGCTATAAATGACGTCCTGATTGTTGATCCAAAGCTGGTTAACATGAAGGATCTCAAGGACAACGATGGAGGCTGGCTAGTAAGACTACGTAGGAGTGCATGGGGAAGAGGTATAGACAATGCTGTTCAGCAGCTCAAGGTAACAGACATAACTGCGCAGCATCTGTCAGAAGCTCCCCTCCTGATTGATTTCATTAATCGCATGACAGGCACGGTAGACGCCTTACAGGGTGTCCAGAGACGTTCTGGTGAGAGGGTAAGTGCTACTGAGGCCTCTGACACGCGGCAGGGAGCCTTGAGCCGTCTTATGAAAGATGGCAGGATATGCAGCCTTCAGGGAATGCAAGACCTGGGGTATATGCTTGCTAGCCACACTCAGCAGTTGATGAGTGAGGAACTCTATGTTAAGGTGGTAGGTGAGTGGGAAGCTCGGCTGCGGACAGAATTCAACCTGCCTCCAGGAGTTAACCGTTATCCAGTAAATCCCATGGATCTGTTGGTTGGCTTCGATGTGGTGATGAAGGATGGAACCATTCCTGACAGCTCCACAGCTAAAGATTGGGTTCAGTTGTATGGAATGATTACTGCTCAACAAGAGTTAATTGGAACTTATGATGTCCCACGTATCTTCATGCATATAGCAAGAATGCTCGGTGCGAAGAATGTTCATGAATTCATTCGACAGGGGCAGGTTCAGCCACAGGTGATGCCTGACCAAGCGGTTCAGGATCAGGCCGCGGCTGGTAATATCATTCCTATCGGAGGTGCAGCTTGAGTCAAAAATTGAAGGTAGATGAGGATTTAGAAGTTGATCTCGCTGACTATATGCTTCTCAGCGAACATGACTTCCAAGACCTGTTCAGCAACAGGGTCTGGCAGTATATAAGGGATTCTATGAAGCAAGCCCTAATGGACATTCGTACTATGCTGGAGGTTAGTGATGGACCTTACAGTATTGGAGGACGAAGTAAGACTTCGGCGGAGTTTGCCAGAGGAGCTGCTTTCCAGATCAGGGAAATGCTTGATATGCCAGAAGAGATTCTTGAAGATATTAGGAATGCGTCTAAAGAAACGTCTAATCAGACAAACGAAAAGGAGGACTAAGTATGAGTAACGAACCAGGAAAAGACCTTGATCTGTTGGCGACTGATGTGGTAGACTTGCTTAGTGGAATGGCTCCCGGAGATGGAGACAAGCCGAATGATGGAACAGTAGTGACTGATCCTGTAGTAACTCAGACTACTACCGAACCAGTAGTTACAGAACCTGTGGTAACTGAGCCGGTGAAGAAAGTGGAAGAGCCGGTAGTTACAGAACCTGTAACGGAGCCTGTTGTAGCCCAGCCTCCCGCTGGAAATACTGAGATTGATGCCTTGAAGGCTCAGGTTGAGGCTCTGCAACAGTTACTTACTACAATGACTGCACAAGCTCCAAGCTCAACTTCTAAGGTAGAAGAGCTGCCTGAGGCTATCGAGCCAGAAGTAGTTTCAGAGTTTGTGAAGTCGGAGGAGGAGCTTACTGAAATCTTCCGCACTCGCGAAGGCTTCAATAAATTTCTCTCAGGAGTATACGAAAAGGCTGTGCGCGAAGCCTTGCGTCTCACTCCTGCTGCAGTGAATAACTTGGTCAATCAGAGAATTGGCCACCAACTGTTGATCCAACAGTTCTACAACGATAACCCAGAATTGGCAGTTATCGATGAGAAGGAGAATCGCCCACAGATCGTAAGTTTTATCGCGACAAGGGTAGCTTCAGAACATACTGATTGGGATGTGAGGAAGGTCTTTCAGGAGACTGAGCGGCAGGCTCGGGCACTGTATCGACTCCCTCCACGTGATAATAACAAAAACAAAGGGGGTGCAACTACAACGACACCTGGACCTGATAATGACAAGCCGTCATTCGCTGGAGGTAATACGGGACGAGTTTCTGTCCCCAGTGGACTTGCTTCGGATCTGAAGAAGCAGGTAGCTGAAATTCTATAATGTAACTTTCTAGGAGGAAATTAAGATGGGCTTTTTAGGAATGCGTGATTCTGATGATTTCGTAACTTCGGCAAATCCACGTTATACGTGGAGACCTGAGAGTTGGCGTGAAGCCATTCTCTATCTTTGGCCAAACGGCATGGCACCTCTCACCGCTATCATGAGCAAGATGAGCAGCGAGGAAACCAGTGATCCAGTATTCCATTGGTTCTCCAAGTCTCTGCCTGAGCAGAGCGGTGCGGTCACCGGCATCTATACTGACTCCGGACTCAGTACTCCTTATTCTAGTAGTGGTGCTGCTGGCAACACTCTGTATGTGAAGATGGCACTGGCCACCATCGAGCATTTCAAACCTGGCCATGTGGTCTTGCTGCGCGATGCCAGTGATTCGACCATGAACGTAGTCGCTCGAGTTTCGGCTCGAACTGACAATGGTGCTTCTAGCTATCTCACCGTGGTATTGCTTGAAGCTGATGATAATTCTTCTACCGGCGATCTGAGCGATTGTGATCGAATTCTTATTATTGGTTCGGCATACGAGGAAGGTGCGGACATTCCCAGCTCGATCTCCTATGATCCGACTCAGTATGAGAACTACACCCAGATTTTCCGCACCTCTCTGGACATCACTCGTACTGCTCGGAAGACCAAGATTCGAACGGGTGATCAGTACAAAGAGATGAAGAGAGAGGCTCTTCAGCTGCATTCGATTGAGCAAGAACGCGCCTATATCTTCGGTGTGAAGTATGCCGGTACTGGTGCCAATGGTCGGCCGCTGCGTACGACTATGGGTATTTGGAATTGGATCAAAACCTATGCACCCACCAACGTGGATGATTATACGCTGAATGCTGACTACCACGGTCAGACCTGGATCAGCGGAGGCAAGGCCTGGCTCGACTCCTACCTGGAGCAGCTGTTCCGATATGGATCGGAAGAAAAGCTGGCCTTCTGTGGCTCCGGTGCCTTGCTGGGCATTCAGAAGTTGGTTTGGGCCAACGGCAGCTACAATATCTCGGTGAAGGAGAAAGCCTTTGGTATCTCCGTAACTGAGTGGATCACTCCTTTCGGCGTGGTCAATATCAAAACTCATCCTCTCTTCAGCCTTGAGAGTTCGCTCCGTAACTCGATGATGATTATCGAGCCGAAGCATCTGAAGTATCGGTACATTGATGATACCTTCTTCAAGAAGGATAACTCGGAGCGGGAAGGTGGTTACACCGCCTATGACTTAACCCGTGAGGAGTACCTGACTGAGGCAGGTCTTGAGTTCCACCATCCGTCCGTTCACGGTATACTGAACGGTGTTGGAGTTAACCACTCCTAGTTCTTTCCTTTCCATAATATTCTCCTTTGCAGTGGGAGGGGTCCGGTGTGGCCCCTCCTACTTTAAAATCTGGAGGTAAAATGGCTTCCTTGCTTTTGAAAAATCAATTGAAGTTTGGAGATGAGGCTGTAGAGCTCTTTGCTGAGATAAAGCGACTAGGCTTGAAGTGGAAGCCTGGCCATGCCTTTCGTTGTCCAGGCTGTCCAGTGGGTAGTGAGGTTAGCTTTCATAAAAGACAGTTAGCAATAGACATACATCTCTTCGATAGTAACTATAATTATCTAAGTAGAACAGAAGATCATAAGGAATTAGGAGAATTTTGGGAGTCCCGGGGAGGTACCTGGGGCGGACGTTGGAATGATGGAAATCACTACAGTTGGGGAGAAGGTAAACGATGAACCTCAAAGGTATTCGTAAGAAAGTTGTAGAATTGAGTGGCCGGTACGATTTGGTTCAGGAAGACTGGCAAGATAATGGAATGAACTTCTATATCCAGCAAGCTCAGAGAGATATGGATCGTAGGACTGAGTTCAAGAAAGGTGAAGCTCGACTATTTCAGACAGTCACTCTGGGTCAGGTATATGCAAAGATTCAAGACTGCAGAGCGGTGAAGGAGGTTTGGCTGTCTGGGACTGAAGGTAGGGTGCAGTTAGTCAAGGCGGAGATCGCTGGGCTGAGAAACATATACGACTATCCTTATAATGAGATAGACCCAGATGAAGCTGTACTATACTATGCCATAGGTAACTTGCGAGTAAGTCCTGAGACTGACCGTATGACAGCACCAGAACTTGCAGCGTTGGCAGCACAGACTGGCATAGAGGATGTATTGATCACTGCAGACCCTATGCACTATACCTATACAGGAATCTTTTTCCTACCAGCCATTTCTTCAGGATATACGACTATGGAAGTTTGGGGAAAGTTCTATAGTCCATTACTTACTGAGGATGCAGATGAAAGCTACTGGACAGTAGAGCATCCACAAACTCTAATCCATGGCACTATGCTTCGTCTTGCTATGTCGAATCGTAATAGGCAAGAAATGCAGGATTGGAATGATGCTCTGAAGATTGATCTTAATGAGATTGAGAATGATTTCATTGAGGAAGAGGTAGAAGAAATCAGAGAGATGGGGATTTAACTATGTCAACCGAGTACGTGGTTACTCTTAGTGACGAGTTGAAAGTAGGACTGGCTCACAGTAGTGTGAATACTTTAAATCAGCCAGGGTTGTACGATTGTGCTAATTTCCGTCCGACGAAGGAAGGTCTCGAGCCTGTGAAGGTTCTGGAGAATCCTTTCACTACAGATCGATTAGATTGGCCACATCCTATGATTTATGAAGGGAAGGCTTGTGATCTATTGCTGGCTAAGGGAAGCATCCATGCTATAAACAAAGACGTGAAATGGACTACATCTAAGCTCTGCTCAGTGGCAGGTGCCGGGACTTGGAGTGTAGCTGATTTCGTTAGTTTTCTCTTGTTAAGTAATGGCACTTCCCTTCTCATGTACAACTGCACAACCGGTGTGGTTACAGAGCATGACTTCAGTTACATACCTAAATCAAACTATATATGTAACTTTAGGGGGCAGCTCATATGTGGAGGGATCAAATCTAGTTGGTATGATGCGGATACTACCTTCGCAGCGTGGAGCCGCATCGGAAGCATCAACTGCACACCAGCTGAGGATAATGTTAGAGGTTATGCACCACTCCAGGTGGGCGAAGTCTATGCAGTCTCGCCTATAGGTAAAGTAGCTGTAGCATATGGAAGTGAAGGAGTTTGTGCTATGCTGCCCGTCAGTGAGCCTGTGGTCACCTTCGGCCTTCAAAATTTGAAGTCAGTTGGTTGTGCAGGACTGGGGTGTGTAGGATTTGGTAAACATAGGCACATCATGATAGGTGAAGATAGTCATCTATGGAACATAAGCGAAAAGCTTGAGATGGAAGACCTCGACTATTTCACCTACATACGAGACCTTGATACTGACAATGTAGTCATAACATATGATAGGCTAAAGGATGATTTCTATATTAGTGATGGTACAAGGGGTTTTATATTAAGTCCTGTAGGCCTAAGCTACATAGACAAGATGCCGACTTCAGTCTATAACCTGTCGGTTGAAAATTCGATGGCAGTTTATGGCTCAAGTGGAATGGATGAGGCTATGCTTGTAACTAACCCTATGGACTTTGGCTCTCGCGGGAAGAAGACTATAGGTGGAGTTGACCTAGGGATTAACTCTAGAGAGGCTGTCTATGTGGCAGCTGACTGGAGAAATCGCGCTCAAGACATCTTCGTAAGAAGTCCATGGAAGAGGTGTAGTCCTGCTGGCTATGCCATGCTAAATGTGACCGGAGTGGAATTAAGGTTGTGTATTCGGAGTGAGAGCTTTGTAGATTTCAAGATTGACTATGCAAAGCTCGGCATATACTATCATGAACAAGTTAACAGGAGAGGTCATGTTAATACAACTGTTGCCGGAGCAAATCAGTAAATATTGGGATGAGTTAGAACGAGCATTCTTGGAAGCTCTGCCGGATATTGCTGAAAGGAATCAAGAGAGCATGAATAATATGCTTGCCTTCATCCTGGCAGGGGGAATGCAGGTCTGGATATCTGTACCTCGGATGGAAATAGATGAGAATACTTTGGACATTCGTTCTGTTCTGGCAACAAAGTTTGTAGAGGATGAAGTAAGTAGGACCTTTAGCTTAGACATCTATGCTTTGTATAATTACAAGGATATGAGTTTTAAGGAGTGGAGAGAAGATCTGGAAGCTCTTAAGAAGTTTGCAAGAGCTCACTATTGTTCAAGGATCATCGGTCGATCTAGCGTTCCAGGTCTCGTGGCTATCTCCAAAAAAATGGGAGCGAATACTGACTATACTCTAATTTCTTTTGACCTGTGAGGTGGGAATGAGAGTTCATAATCTGACTATAATCGACATATGTACAGGGGAAGTTATCTATGATGACGCGGAGGAATATGAAGGCGAAGTCATAGCTATGAAGGGTGGTGGAGGAGGATCAGGTAAAGTAAGCTGGCCTGGTTATATGATGGACTTCCACGCAATGATTCTGAGGAATGTTAACCGTGAGGGAGTAGCTCAGGCCTCAGCAGGTCTGCAGGGAGACCTTGCCTCTCAGTCTTTCATAGACATCATGAATGAGGCTGTGGCTACTAATCCTTTTACAAGTATGCTTGCTTTCGATCCGCATCCTGAACTGACAACTATCAATGGGATGTATAATACCTTACTTGAATCCTATAATCCTCGCATCGAGTACAACTCTATGCGGCAGGGGATTATGGCTGGGAATTCA